CATGTGGTGAACTCGCCTTTGTTCATACATTGCGGCTATAGGCTCGGCTCTAACCATTTTGCCCCTTGAAGCGTGTACAGATCTATAAGGAACGTTTGGGTCAATGCCTCTAATAAGTCTTTCAACTAAATCGCCGCCGTTGTTAACCTCCGCAACAATTATGTCAGCTTGCCATTCATGATAAGCGGCTATTGCCATTCTGCCCCACTCATCCGCAGAATACTTGCCTGACTTATCTTCTAACACATAATACTGATTCTGTCCTCCTTTGCCTACCACTACAATTCCAGTTTCATCAGAGTCTTCGTTTGACGTAACCGCTGGATCTATCGCTACTAATATTTTTTGGAATTCAACCTGTTCATTTTGATCTAGTCTTGTTTCATCAATTAAAGCGGGTCTCCATAAAGCTCCCTCCATTGCATCAATCACTTCAGCATATAACTCTTGCCTTCCTAGCCTAGTTCCCTCATAACGCTGCTTTAGCATCTCTAAAGTTGACGCCGCAAGGTTAGCTTCGTTTTCAAAAGTGCTTCCGCGAGTTAGCTTAACGTCATCCCTTCCTAATAACTGCCTAACTAATGGAGTCGGCTTAGGGGTTGTTGTTATCACGCATTTAGGGTCTTCGCCAAGACGCAAAGCAAACATCAACTGATCAAACGCATCTGGGTAACGCCACGCCGCTAATTCATCGCACCAAGCTCTATGAAACTGTGGGCCTCTCAATCTATCTGGCTCGGTACTGGAAAACCCCATAATGATAGAACCGTTATGCAATCTTATTTCAGACGCGCTTGCATTGTATCCCTGCCCCCTACCTAACATTAAACATTCTTGAGGGATATGTTTGAGAATCCCTGATACGCCTTCAAAAGCAACCCGTCTCAAATCGCCAAACGTAGGAGTAACAACCGCAACCCTCGTTTCTGGATTTCTTAGCGCATACAACATGGTATCCATAGCGCCGGTTCTGGTTTTGCCCCAACCTCTGCCGGCCAGAATAAGCCATATATGCCAGCTTCCGAATGGGGTTAGCTGAGTTGGTCTAGCTGTTTCAAGCCAGTCAATGTACAGATCCGACGTCTTGCGATGCGCGTTGCTCCGCAACTTGGTCAAGTTGTTCCATAATTCGGTTGAAGGCTTCGGGGTTGCTGACATCTGCTGATACCTTTGCGATTTCTTGCGCCTGTCCTAGCGCTAATTTACCTATTTTTTGGGCGTTTCCCGCTACAAGTGATAATTCCCTAAGTTCTGCGGGCGACATTGCTTCCATCTCTGGATTGTCTCTTTCGCTGGTTATTGCTTGCTGTAACTTGCGGCCCACCCTTGAAAGCATGGCGTGGGCTATTTGAATGGCGTTATCGTCTAGCCTACGACCATCATCCAGCATCCTGTCCATACGCTCCCTATCTTGAGCAACCTGTAATTCACTTTGATACTGGTTTTTTTGTTTCTGCCAATCTTCTTTGGTAGCCGCCCTATAAAGCGTTGCTCTGGCAATGTCATGCCTTGATACCAGCATATCTATTGATGGAAACTTGCGTGTGCCGCTTTCATCTACAAAGCCATGCACAAACTCATCTCTTATTTTTAGCTTTAGCTCATCAGTTAGTTTTTGGCTCATACGGCCTGTCCGTTATCATTTGATATCGCATTGTCTAACTCTTTTTGTTGTTTTTTCAATAATATTTGGTGCTTTGTCGTCCATGATTGGCTGTATTCTGCATCTTTGAATAGTTTAGAAAAGCCGGTTATGTGTTTAAGTCTTAACAGCTCATCAGGCTCCATGCCTAAATGATTGCATATTTCTGCGTCATCCCAACCATTTTCCAGCATTTCAAAAACCATATTAGACATTCCGTCAACTGAGTGCTTGCCTCTAGCTCTATTGTGCCTAACGGTTGAAGCCATTCTTTCATTTATGTTTTTTTCTAACACAACTATGGGGAGCATCCCTTTGCATTTTTGTCTTATGTCTTCATTGTTTTTGCATACAAAATACCTATGAAAGCCGTCAATTATCACATACTTCTTTAGCTCTTCATCCCATATTGTTACTACAGGCTGCGTATAGCCGTCATGGCTGATTGATGTATAAAGCAGGCTCATTTCTTTTCCCGCGACTGAGTTGGGGTTGTAATCGTTTGCTTGCACCATTTCAATATCAACCCAATAAACACGGTCTATTGGCTGATGATGCATCGGGCTAGCTTTATAAATAGACTGTCTTGCATTTTCTATCCATTCAATAAATTCTTGCTCTGGCATTTTTTTAGCTTCGTGTATTAGGTCATCTATGCTAGTTATCATTTCATAAATACTCTGGTTTGATATGTATAAGAGCTTTTTTGTCTCTTGTTCTTGAGTTCAACTTTCCTTTCCGCCATTGGGTATAAGCTATAATTGAAGGGCTATTTAAAAAGTTTGTAATTTTTACGAAATCAATGTCGCAAACTAATATTGATTTTATTTGCGCTTTCACTACTACGTCCGGGTTGACCATTTCGCTAAAAGTTTCGTCCATCTTACGCCAACGGGCATGAAACTTTTCCCTCCACTCTGGCTTCGTTATTAAATTATCTGTAAGGTAATCTCTGTATTCTTTCCACGAATCAAACATATAAGGCAAGTTCGACGCAGTCATTAACTCTCTTTTTTGGATATGACTCGCCTGATTTATGCCTCCTAATCGCGCAGTAAGCTGCTCCCAAGTATCTCTCTCAATTTCTTGTAAAAAAAATAAACTGTGAACTGCTGTTTCGTGCATAAGGCTGGAGACCCTCATCCTGTGCGGGGGAATGCCGTACCGATACAATTCATCATATATTTTGCTGTAGTTCCAATTATGAGAATGTATTGACTTCCAAACATCTTTCAAATTCCAATCCCATATCGGGTAGAAAGTATAATGATCTCGTTTTTTATCTAAAACCTTTCCCCAAGTAATGTCTTTATAAGTCTTCCCGGTTGTAAGCGCAGCCAGCCTAGTAGGACTTTCTTCCGCTCTTACCCCCGCTAAATAGCAAGCCTGCTCATTTGGAAAATGATGTTTCAAAAAAGATTTAAATATACTGTTTCCACCTGAAGTCCAAGTTTCTACGCCATAAACATTTTCTTTAATGCTGATTTCTTCTCGCGGGCGCATCCATTTTTCCCCATCACCCCAAGCATTCAAAAAAGGCTGATCCATTGAAAGACTGTTGGGCATTTTCATAGGAACCTGAAGCCAGTAAGGGTCTATTCTTGGATCGTTCATTGCTTTTCGTATGTATTCTATTACAAGCCCATACTCCGCTTCTTGATCTACAAACATAACAGGAAGCGGGGTTCTGCCTCTTTCCTCAGCAACCATCAAAGCCAATTCTTTTACAACTGTTGAGTCTTTCCCTCCAGAAGTAGCAACAACAACATTTTCAAACTCATCAAATAACTGGTTTATTCTTTTTATTGATTCTTCAAAAACATTTGTCTTGAGGTATATCTTCATGCTAACGCTTTGTTTATCAAGATTTGTTGGCTTGAAGGCTTGTTTTTTTCCATAACCCAATATTTCCACTTGCCCAAATAGAAATAGTTATATTCATAAGCGCCGGTCTCTGAAAATGTTCCAGTTATTGAGTTATTTTGTATGTGATCACAAGCCCAGATAAAATCATCTATTTCTTGCCATTCTCGACCCCTAGAATAATAGTGCGGGATGTGCGCCAAAGTTTTCGCGAAGTGCCAATCATTTTCCAATAGAAGCCTTTTGATTTTCTTGTCATCTGACTCATTCGGCAGATTTTTGCCTTGGATTAAAGTCTTGTCACAAAAACCGCACTCGCAAATAAAATCTTTATAAAGCACGTCTTCTGTTTCATTGTAATTCATTGTAATTAGGTCATTCTCTTTAATATTCTCCAGCGCGGTGAACGTTCTTTCTTTCACGTCTACAGTGCAATTTGGCTTACAAGAATGTATGGCGTACCCCATCACATACGGATCATGTATGTGTATTCCGGCCTCCACTTGCAAAGAATGTTGAGTCATTTTAGAAAGCGTAATTCCTGTGAAAATAAAAAGACGCTCTCCTTTAGAAAACCCTCTCTTGGCAATCAAGGCTTTCCCTAACGCGCCGCACCGCTTAACAACGAATTCACTGGATTTAGGCTCCATAAAATAACTTGGAAACTCTAAAGGGTATAATCTTTCCCTTGCTAATTCTTTTTCTTGCTTTTTAACTAAAGACGGATCGCGACCGTCAAACCTTAACTGGTAGGCTTTAGAGTGAAGTTCACGCGCTTTTGCTAAACTGGTTTCCGGGTAAGTGCCTAGCGACAAAGCTTTTTCTACCCATCGGCCATCATTTATTACTCGATATTTATAACGCCAGAATTTAGACCCATTGGGCTGAACTTGTAAATATAAGCCCCGCTGATCAGCCAGCCGATATTGTTTGTCGCGAGGCTCGGCGTTCTTTACTTTGGCGTCTGTGAGTTTTTTCTTTGTTGTAATCATTCTCTTAATAAAACTTCAGTATCAATAATAAATTTTTTTGATCCAAACCATTTTATGATTTCGTTTTTTGCATCAACAACGCTGTAGTCTTTACAAGAGAACACATCTATATACATCTCTAACGCTGAATCATTTGTATGCACGACGATGGCACTGGTCTCTATAAGCTGAACAGCTGAGACGCCAACCTCTAACCCATTTCCAAATCTAGCAACTAAAGGGTCTCCAAATCTCACCATGTCTATAACTTCACAAAGAGATATCAAAAACTCCCTAATTTTTTCTGTGCTTAAAATATTGTTATTGCAATTTTGACAATGACCGATCAAGTGCTGCCCGTAATAATATTCACCATCACGAAAAATTGTTTTGTATGGGTGCTTAATATCCTTGGACGACAAATGTTTCTCCACACTCAGGACACATAACTTCAACGCCATCATTTGATTTTTCTTTTTGTATGTTATTAATTTTATCGCTCATTTTATTTGCCGCGACAGACACATCGTCTTCACCTATGTTTTGAAAATTGAAAGAAGGGTCTAGGTTTGGCTTGAAATCTTCAAATGAAAAGTCATCGTCCATGCCTACCAATGTCAGATCATATCCATCATCGCTCAACGACCTCAGCTCACTAAAATATAACAAGTCATTCCACTGGCCGTTCTCTGATAATTTATTGTCTGCAATGACATATCCTTTTCTTTGCTCTTCTGTCCAGCCTGAGGCAACAACGCAAGGAACCTCTTCTATGCCCATGTCTTGAGCGGCATACAAACGACCATGACCCGCCACAACATTGCTTTCCTCATCAATCAAGATTGGGATAGTCCACCCCCACTCCCTTATGCTGTTTTGCAACTGTTTAATCTGAGAATCAGGATGCACTCTTGGGTTTCTGTCATAGGGAATTAATTCGTTTATTGGCTTGTTAACAATCTTGTTAACGGCTTTTATTGCTTTTTGATTTTCTTCGTCAGAATTAACTTGAAGATTTTCCATCAAGATTTCCTTGGCATTTCCTCTAAATTATAGCAAAAACAAGCAAAAAACCCCATTTATTGCAAAAAACAGCCCTTTTTGTGTAAATAATGTTTGCAAAAACAAACAAGGTTTAGTATTCTTATAACTGTTGACGAGAAATAAATTGATTGAGAGATAAATTGACCATGACTAACAGAACGATAACAGACAGAATTTTTGGAATAGAGATTGAGTTCTTTGGCGTTGACCACCGAGTTCTAGCAAGCGCAATAAGGGACAAAGGTGTTGAGTGCCATGTTGAGAACTATAACCACCTTACAAGAAGCCACTGGAAAATAGTTACAGATTCATCTTTATCTGGAAGAAATTCTGGTGAAGTTGTTAGCCCCAAACTGCAAGGCCAAGCTGGATTTAACCAGTTACAAAAAGTTTGCCAAGCACTTAATGAAATGAACGCGCAAGTAAACAGAACTTGCGGAGTTCATGTACATTTAAATTCCACTGACATGAGCATTGAGCAAATCATAAATGTTTTTGATAGATACGCTGACGCTGAAGCTGAGATTGACGCGATGATGCCTAGAAGCAGAAGAAACTCAAGGTGGTGTGCGAACTGTGTAAAAGGTACTTTTAGAAATCACAATACAAAGCGAAGCGTAGCCGGCGGAGCTGGTAGATATTACAAAGTTAACCTGACCAATATTGCAGAGCGAGGAAGTATTGAGTTTAGGCAGCATAGCGGAACCACTGAGTTTGTAAAAATTGCTAACTGGATTTCTATCTTGATGCAATTTGTAGAAGCATCTAACAATTTACTAAACACATCTGGAAGCGCACGAAGAATTCCTAATGTTTGGTACGCGAGACCTAGAAACCTTATAGAGCGAAACGGTTACAAAGTTACCAGCCGACCATTTACCCCATTATGGGATATCAAAAAAGACGGCGAGACAGTAGCCAGTGTCCACAATAGTTGGTTTGAAGGGTTTTACCCTGACAACGCGAGTGACAGCCAATTAAAGAAAGGCGCTTATGATTTTGACAAGCTTATCTTTGAAGCTGGGTTGCTTGGCTTGGAAGTCGGGTTAAACCCAGAGCCAGAAGAAGTAACTGACCAAGGTCTTACGCACGGCTTGGACGATAACGCGAGAGAATGGATTGAACAGAGACAAAATAACTTTTTTGAGGGATAGAAAATGGATTACTTATACGGAGCTTACGGATCAAATCTAAACATTGGGCAAATGAGTATTAGATGCCCTGACGCATGGCCGCTAGGAAGCTTCAACCTAATTGGCTGGAAGCTAGTATTCAGGAACGTTGCTGATATTGAGCGGTGTGATAATTCTAGCGTACCGATTGGAGTATGGCGAATAACAGAATCGTGCGAAGAAGCTCTTGATGTTTATGAGGGCTATCCAAGACTTTATGGAAAAGAGCTTTTACAAATCAATAATATTGAAGAAGCGTTTGGCAGCAATCAGCTAATGATCTACACCATGAACGACCAAAACAGAATCGGAAACCCATCGCCTAGTTACTACGAAACTATTGCAAATGGATATAATGATTTTGACATTGACCCGATGCCTTTAGCTATTGCGAAACAGGAAACTAGCGAACGTGTCGCAAAGTTGCTTCCCGAGTCCTTTCGGTTTCCCATCGGCTCTGGGCGATAACCATTGAGCGCTTCTTGTCTTCAGCTTCTATTGACGCTTTTTGTGTTGTGATAAAGCGGTATTCCCATTCCGTTAGACCTTTGAATTCTTCGTTAGCTCCCTTATACATTGGCTCACTTCTCAATATTGATTCGGCTAAGACCGCCGATTTTTTCTCTCCCATAATTAACACTTTTTTCTGACTGGCTTCCCACGCCTTTAAGCTGGCTTCTTTTTTTGCGGCCTCTAAAGCGACAGCGACCCATTCATCTTTTGCTTTCTCCCATTCGGTTAGCGCTAGCCCAAGCGGATCTTGGCCGTCTGATTTTCTGTATGGTATTTCAATATCTTCGTAGTCAACTTCCATTTTTATTCCTCTGGCTTTTTGTCTTTTTTAAACATTCGATAATTTGTTTTTGCGAAAAACTTATTCGACAGGGTGAAGGTTTTCATCTTTGACTCAGACATATCAACCTCCTCTATCTCACCTCCTTTTCTCAAGAACTCTTCAACTTGATTGTTAAGCTCTTCGCTTTGTTCTGATTTTGATTTTGTCATTTTTGAATTTGGCTCCTCTCTATCATTTTTTTGTATTGTTCTAACCAATCCTCAAGATCGGCAATCCAATCTGATATCAAATCAATTTTTTTGATGTCATGTTTCTTTAAAAAATCCTCATCGAATTCTATATCTCCGAGGCCGTTTATTATGTCGTACTTCAAGGTTCCGGCAATTTTTGCGAACTTAATAGTCATATCTAATTCCAACTTTGATAATTAGCTTCTTGCAGTTTGGGTTCTTCAAATACCCTTTTACTATGATTGTAAACGAAGGTCGCCTCGCCAATCTGCCCATATAGTCCCTGCTCTCTAATCTTGCGAGTAATAAACTGCATGGTGTGGTTCTCGAAGTCCCTGTGAACAGTTACAACGGCATCACTCTGATTGTGCCAGTGTGAAGCGCCAGATATATCATAAGCTGTTGGCGGATCGTATGAACCGTTATTCTGGTTCTTTTGCATCTTGGTAGGATGAGCGACAACCCAAAAAACAACTTCGTGGAATCGCGCAAACCTTTTGCAAATACTAATCATATCCCTGATGTGTTCGTCCTCTCTGGTCTTGCTACTTCGGCTGGCATCTACCTCGTTGTATGGATCTATTACGATCCCGTTGATACCGTGCTTTCTAACAGCGCCCCCAGCTATGTCTAGTATCTTTTTGATGTTCGGGATGTGTTCTCTTGTCTCAATGAAATAAAAATGCTCCCTCACCCATTCCAAGCCATCTTCTAATTCTTGTTTTTCCATTCGGCCATTGAAGTCCTTATCGAACGGCTTTTGCAAATAGATCTGGATTAATCGCCTTATATGCATCGGCGTTGAGTGTTCTGGAGAAAACATTGCGAACTTCCATTTATGCTTTCTAGCAAGTTCGATCAGGCATTGATCCAAGAAGGTACTCTTGCCGTGGTTGGGTATTCCCGTCCAAGTGTGGAAAGTTCCCTTCATAACTCCATATAGCGCGTCTAACCCCTTATAACCAACGTAGACGGGTTTTGAGTAATTACCGTTATACAGGTCGATAACATCGTTTTTGTAGTTCCCAACGCTATACAGGCCGTCTATGGGGTAGGGTCTAGCATTATCCACAATCTCTTTGAGTTTCTTTGGGCCGTGCTTCACCAGAACGTCATTTGCGTCTTTGCAGTCTTCGGGGGCTGTGACGTACCAACAGGCATCTTTCCCATATCTATGAAGTAACTCTTTCCGGAGATTTTCGCCGGCTTCATCAGCGTCCACGAAAAGAATTATTTTAGTCGCCTTGAGCGTATGCGTCTTCAAAGGTATGAATCGTTTGTCGCCTTCCTTGTATGCAGCCGTTGCGGGCGCTCCATCGGGCAGAGTTGTAACGCTCTTGATCCCAGCTTCCCAGCAACTTAAAACATCCATCTCGCCTTCAACAAAAACAACCTGTTCCGCTTCGGCGCAATTTGCATAGTTGTAAAGCGACTTCTTCCCGTCCTTCGTTTGAATAAACTTTTTATCAGGGCTTCGCATTTTGATGTTGTCAGCAAAACCATTACGCCCATTGTATGGGAAGCAGAAATAACCATTCTTTACGAAGATGTTGTGGTCATCACAAGTCTTTGGGCTAATTCCTCGTTTAGAGAAAAAACTTAGTAGTTCGTTGTTTGTGCATTTCTCGAAAACTGCCGGCCTCGGTGTTTTGATTATCTTTGCCCCGCTGCCTTCATTCACGCCACCACTCCAGCCGCAATGATGGCATTTGAAAATAATAGAATCCGGGTCAACTTTTATCGAAAGAGGGTTATCTGATTTTTTATGCGGCGGTTGGCAATTTGGACATTTTGTTTTGTGGTCTCCAATCGATAATTCTGAGGCGTCAATGTTGTATTCACTTTTCAATTTATCCAGCAATCTCATTTAAACTTTTCCTTCTTGGTTCCTTATTATGTATATCTTTAGTATAGGAGGACGTCGGCGTCACCACTCCCCTGACATCAGTGTCCACACCCCCCCTGACATCCGTGTCACCCCTACCCCTGACATCAGTGTCCACACTAAGGAAGTATCGGTTAGAGGTTCCTGACCTGTTTTGCGTTCTCACTAAAGCAAGTTTTTCTAACTCGACAATACAGCGTCGAACTTGCCTAGGCGAGATTTCACATATCTTTGCAATGTGCGCTTCGGATGGGAAACAACTGTTAGCTTGATCGGCATAATTCGCCAGCACAATCAAAACTAATTTAGTTGAGGGGGTTGGGCATTTTTGGAACTTAGCCCAATTCAGTGCTTCAATAGACATTCGCCCAAAATGTACTATTTTAATAATTAAGTCAAGTTATAAAAATCGTTTGGGCATACTTCGCCGTTAGTTACTTTGTTAATAATTAGCATTTCTTTTTCTCTTGGGATGCGTTCTCCAGCGCTCCATTTTGCTAAAGCGTGTATCGAAAAGTCTGCGCCGTATGTCCTAGACAGTGCCAAGAAGTCCCGGTGAGTCTTTTTATTTTCTTTAAGCCAACTTGATAACTTCATACCTCATTCTAACACATACACTTGCCAAAGGAACCCAAAACGTGCAAAATGCCCGCGATAAATTGATAAATCAAATGACAAGAAAAAAGCAAAAAATTTACAGCCAAAAGTTGATGGCTCAACTTTCGGAGCAAGGCTGGCCCACTTGCGGCTGGATAAGGGCCGCTATATGAACAACCCTTTCGACGCTCACAACGTCAGTCATCTAAGTGCATCGTCAATTAACGAGTTCATAGCTAACCCTTCGAGATGGCTCTTACACGTTTCTGGATTCAGAGACAACTTTGGCAGCCCGGCTATGTGGCGCGGCATTGCAGTAGAAGACGCTATCTATAAAAAACTCTATGACCAAAACGCCAACATAGGTGATTTGGTAAATTATGCCGGCGCTCAATTTGATGATCGATTAGAAGCGGCTCAAGCGGATGGCGTTGAAGTCAACCTGACAAAAGCCAAAGCCGAAAGAGATGCGTTGAAAGATTTTGTAGAAGCTGGAATTCCTGTATTTGAAAGGTTCGGCCAGCCGGCAGCAACACAGAAAAAAATAAATCTTGAGTTCGAGGAAATACCCGTTCCAATTATCGGGTATGTCGATCTTCAGTATGACGGAGTTGTTCGAGATATCAAAACAACGGCAAGATTACCGAGCAAAATGCCAGATTCGATTTCTAGGCAACTGAGTATTTACTCAGCGGCCCTGAATGCGATGCCAATAGTTGACTACATATACGTTACTAAAACCAAAAAAGAGGTTGTAACGCGAACTGTGGACGATACAGAAGGGCATCTAAAGGTGGTCAGGAGAGCGGCCAACGCAATGATGGATCTCTTGGCTTATTCAAGTGACATTTCTCAAATTGCGCGTTTGTTTGTTCCAGACCTAGATGATTGGCGATGGAGCGACAACGAGCGCGAAGAGGCGAGAAAACTTTTTAGGATGAATTGACATGACCGAAGAAAACAACGAGCGACCAAAGCTCGAAAAAGAAGAATATTTGATAGCAGCCTTAACAGAGGCGCAATCGAACATTCAACACGCGACAGCAGATGGCAGAAACCCATACTTCAAAAGTAACTACGCAACGCTGGAGCAAATTATAACCGCTGTAAAAACCCCCCTAAATGAAGCTGGAATTTATTTCCAACAGGTAAGTCACCGGGTAGACGATGGGGCTTGCGTTGAAACTTTGTTCTATGGCTTTGGCGCTTGCATTAGTGCGGGTGAGGTTTACATAAAAGCAGACCAGCAAACGCCGCAAGCATACGGTAGCGCCTTGACTTATGCGAAACGTTACAGCTTATCTTTGGCTTGCGGAATCGGCCACCAGAAAGATGATGACGCAGAAGCCGCAATGAACAGAGGGTCAAGCTCTGCCAAGGTAAGACAGCTAAACCCCAAAACTGAAAAAGAAGATCCTCCAGCAAGCACAGGTCTTTTCAAGCTGATGAACGAAAAGAAAACGGTGATTGCAACGGCTGACACCACGAAAGAATTTTTGGAGCATTGCAGAACGCACTTAGCAAACGCGAATAGCAAGACTTGTCAAAACATCTTTGAAGCTAGTAGCGTGGACATACAGATGTGCTACAGGCAGTCAGCGGGTAAAGACAAAGAAAGCTATAAGACTTTGATTACTTTATTTGGAGGTTCTTATGAGTGAGCCAGAATTCAAATCGCAAAATGAAGCAGTTAAGTATCACTTGGAAGAGATAGGCCCGATTGATCACATGACCGCTCTTAACCTTTATGGAATAGCTCGTCTTGCGTCACGCATACATGAGTTAAAAAAAGAGTTGGAGATTGAAACAAAGATGGTTAAAAGTGTAGTTTCCCGAAACAAGAAGGTGGTGAAATTTGCCAGATACTCAATCCCAAAAGAAAAAAGCTGAATCATACAAAACAGAAATTTGCAAAATCCTGACGGTGAGAGGCGTCTGCGGTGAAGTCGCCCCTTATCACGATGGGAAGAGATTTCTTTGCAGCTACCACTACAAAAAATTAAAAGCGAGTAGATTATGACAACTGACAATCAAGACACGAGGCAAGGCGTTCGATACGAGAAAAGACAATTCAACACCAACGGGGGCAACATGGAAGAAAGACAATTTGATGACAACCTGAAGGGGGCGTTGTGGGCTGAGACTCAAAGCGAAGTAACTAACCGGGGCCATATAATGATTAACGGCGAAAAGCATTATTGCGTCGTTGTGAGATCTCAAAACAAAGAAGGCAAAACAAAATATGAGTTGATGGTTAGCGCCGGACTTGTGCATGAGAAAAACGAGAAAAGCACTGATCGATCTCCGGACTTAGGCGGCAATGTTACCGTGGCAGGGAATAGATATAGATTTGGCGGATGGTCAAATGAGACTAACGCCGGGCTTAACTATTTGTCTTGCAGCCTGCGGGAAAACGTAGACGCTCCCTTTTGAAAAAATGCTTCAAGT